GCTTCTCTGCGGTTTTGTTCTAAACGATAATCCATTATAGTAAAAATTCTTCAAGTGAAGGTTGATCCATTAGTGCATCACGAAGCCATGCTTTGCCAACTGCATCAATTGCAGCCTGTGTCTTTGCTTTCTTCTTTTCACCCCAGTTATATGATTCTAAACCTTCAGAACGAAATTGATCTCGTGCTTTATATGGTGGTAGTGCTTGGAGTGGATTCACGATTGCATTGTCTCTGTAAGAAATTTGTTCGGCACGTGTAGAGAACAATAGCTGGTCACTGCGAAGTGACCCTGTTGGATCGACTGCCCAAAAAATCAGACCATTTTTATTGTGCCATGTGACTGAAGAAGGAGTGCATGAGATTTTTAGTCGTTGCATCTTTCGTTCTTCAACTGCATATTTAATCCAACAGTCCCAGCATTTACTTGCGTATCCATTTCCTTCTTTTCCTTCAAGTGTAACAATCTCGTATAGATTAGCATAACCATCACGATTGAATGTAGCAAAGATTAATGATACAACTTCACCATTTACTTCATAAGACATTGGTGGTGCTTTGTCGTAGTTATGAAAGCGATACCACAACGAATGTGCAGCCGATAAGAATTTTGTATTCTTACCAGCTGGTGAGTTTTTGATAAGGTCTTCAACCTTCGTTGAATTAACTAGGTTCATAATTTTGATAGTCTACTTCATTAGTAGCTACAACTCGTTCTAATGTCATTGTAAGATATTCATCAAATGTAACATAAGTGTTCATAGGAATTTCAGTTGTAACTCCAACTACCTTTGCACGATTAATAATGTCCTCTGTAGAGGTAATTATACATCCATTTGTTAAAGATGTCAAATACAATGGACGTTTACCGTTGCGGTATGCTCTTACTTTTCTATCGTTTGTAAGTTCAATCGCACCCATTGACATATCAGAAAACTCTTTTAATGGATCACTAGAGTGTAAGATTAACTCACTATCATTTTTAGTCATACACTTGTAACCATACAACTGTTCCCAGTTCTCTGGTAGTTCCTGTGTAATAACCCCATTGTGTACAATGGACTTTGTGCCATTTCCTAAGGGTTGATTATATTCCAAATCGCTAGTGCTATAACGACAATGACCAATAAGATATAAAATTCCATCTTCGTTCACCATATCTCTCAAGTTATCATCATGTAGATGAATAAATGCAAATTCATTGGCAGGTCTAGATTCCTTAATGGTTGCAATTTCTTTACTCCATTTTGGAAGATAAGACATACCTGTGGCATGCATTCCTCGAACCTTAGACTCAAGGAACACACGTTTAATCATTTGAAAGTCTTCCTTAGTCGGAGACTTTAATATAGCACCAATAACAGCACACATTATCCGAAAAACTCCTCTAATGCACCCACTGTAGTAGTCTTTGGTGGATGATATTTATGTAAGACTTCAGTACCAAGTTTTGATTCTAAGTACGTATGCCACTCTTCACTCTCCCACATACCAGCATCGATACCATTCCAAAGATTACGACCGACATGACCTGGATGTTCTTTATTAAGTCTACGTGATTCAACATATTCATAACGACAGTCTTCATATTCTTTGGAACCCAATTCAAGCATCTTCTCACGAAAGTATACAACCAAAGAAATTCTTTCTGCAACATCATCAAGCAGTTCAATCTGAGTATTACCATGCATAACTTCATGGTTATTAATGAGCAACAAATCTCCAGGTCTTGGATTTACTGCAACACGATACTCTGGTGCTACAAGATGACATCCACGATAGTTGCCATTATTAGTTAGTGTTAAAAGATTGGAAAGACCAGCAGTAAAATCACCAGCATCAAAGTGGCATGCAGTTCTGAACGATTTGTTTACAGTGATAGTAGTGAATGGAGTTCCAGGAACTAAGAAACGAGGGTCTAGTTTCTTTGCAGCTTCCATTTGGTTGTTATATCTCCATGGCAGTAAGTCTTTGAAACCCTGTGCCAATTGCTGTAGGAATGGAAATGACATAGCAAACTTTTGTGGCTCACGAGCAGTATAAGAAGTTGCTCGACCATATGGAAGACGTGGGTAACGATCGAACCATCCAGCGATACCAGACATCACACCATTTGCGTAGGTAGTTGCACAAACATATTTGTCAGAGATACGTTTAGCTTCAGCTATCATATCATCATTAGAAAGATTTTTAGTGGCATTGACCCAATCTTCAAAGACAAAGTTGTCTCTCTTAACTGCTTGAATACCCCAAACATTATTGCGAGTTGATGGTGCTTCTTTCTTATTCTTAAATTCTGCACGAATAGTTTCGATTGGATCATCACCATACAAATTTGCACCTGGATTTGTAAAGTAATCAATCACTGCATATTCATATTCAGTGACCCACTCACGATTACCTAATTTCTCAGCACGTGGTCCAGCAGCCATTCCTCTGTTCTGTGTTTCAGTTGCAGCTTCACGAAGTCCAATATACGCTTGGTCTTGTTGCTCTTTACTAAAATAATTTTTACGAAACTTCAAAACAATTCTCTCTTCAGAGAATGTCATCTCTGGATGTCCAGGGATTTCTGGCATATAAACATCTGTATCTTCTTCAATCAGATGATCATAATGTGACTCATCTGGGAACTGTCCCAACATATGAGTCATATCGTGTTTTTGTTTTGCTACAATTACCTTTACCATTTCTTTCTCCTAAAACTTAAATCCTTCGAATCCTTCTGCCTTTTGTCTACGACCAAAGTTACTCTTATCGAACATTGGAGTATCATCGTCTTCTTGTCCAGCGTCTGCCAATCCAGTTTGTGCTGATGCTTCTACATCATACAACTTCATCTTGGATCTATCAATTCCCACTACAAATCTCTTATAGAAACTTGGATCATTATAACGATTCTTCAACTGCTTAACAATAATCTGATTCAATCCTTCGAGTTCTTCATTACTGACCAAAGCAAACATAAAGTCAGCTGTCGCTGGCAAACCGAAAGATTCTGAAGTATCCTCAAGTCCTGGATCTGAGTTTGTGAAACCAGATCGAGTTGTTTGAGTTGCTGATACGATTGGTAAATTGTATTCAACTGCTAAACCTCGCAACTCTTCTGCGATTGCCTTGATATATGTATAAGAGTTAATACTTCCACCCTGCTTCATACGTTGGCTTGAACAGATATTCAGATAGTCAATAAAGATAATGTCTGGTTTAAACTCTCGTTTAAGTTTCAATTCTTCCAACAGTGCTCTGAAGTGACCAGCATGGGCACTGGCTGTTGGATATTCCTTGATGATCAATTTACCTTTAGTCTTATTTGTAATCTTACTGATTCTATTTTCGTAGATATCTCTGTCGATCACTTTCAGTTCATCCATAGTCAGGTTCAATAGATTTGCGTCAATACGTTCAGCAATTCTTTCTTCTGCCATCTCCATTGTTATGTATAAAACATTTAATCCCTGATTCAGACAGGCTCCAGCCACATGGCACATAAACAAAGATTTACCAACACCAGTACCAGCCAGTGCGATGTTTAGAGTTTTCTTACTCATCCCACCTTTGGTGATTTTATTGAACATCTCCAAGTCGAAAGCAACTTTCTCTTCCACCCTGTGATAAAAATCATACCTCTCATTATGGTCATCCAAGTAGTCATGACCGATATGATTATCAAATGAAACGGCAAGAGCATCAGATAGAATATTAGGAATAGCATCTTGCGTATGATGCTTGTCGTTGCCGTCAATGATTTTAATTGATGAGAGAATTGCATTATAGACCGCCCTATCTTTACAAAACTTTTCAGTGTTAGTCAACATCCAATCTTCGTTGACTGGCTCTGTGCTTAGGTTAGTGATGTACTCATTAATCTCAGATAACTCTTTATCATTGAGATCTTTTCTATTGCTAACTTCAATTGAAAGGATTTCTTTGGTGGCAGGTTTGTTATACTCGTTAAAGAATTCTACAATCTCTTGTGCTACAATAAATTCCTTACGATCTGAAAAATACTCTTTCTTA